CGCCGTATCCGTCGCCGGAGCCGGAGCCGTAGCCGTCGCCGTAGCCGTAGCCGTAGCCGTAGCCGGAACTGTCGCCGGAGCCGTAGCCTATATTTTCCATATCGGAACCGCCTTGATGGATTTTTCTGCTTTGGACGTAACTTCGATAATTTCAATGGCTTCCATAAGAATGACCGATGGCAATTCAACTGGAAACTTGCATTCTTTTGGTTTCGACGTTCCATCTACTGCCAATTGCGACAGCGATGCGGCTCCAGCCCAATACCATAACCGTCGCGCATCAGTGAGCACTACTTCTTTGCCGTTACGCGATTCCAGATTTCCCGCGAATACTCCCGCCGAATAGGTGCGAACAATTACATACTTGTTTTCCATGTTTCCTCCCGTGCATTCTGTTGTACGCCTACTTCGTTGTGGATTGCAACTAAAATTTTGTTGTTGCGGAACTAAATTTCCGTTGTAGTATGTGTGCATGGGTGCATTGAAGAGTACGAAATGCTCGCGAGGGCATCTGCTGAGAGGTGAGAACCTCTATGTGCGCAAGGACGGTTCCCGCGAATGCCGGAAGTGTTCCCTGGCGCGAAACCGCAAATGGCGCAAGACGAAGAAAGAGGCGGCATGATCTGGCACGCAGTAGGAAGCCTTCAGCGCGGCATAATCGATCCGCCTGAACGCATCGAAATCTTCCCTGAAACGGAACAGGCGCAGGACGCGAACGCCTTGACCATCGAAGAACTCTGGCGGATGCAGGGCTACAGTGCTGGCTACATCAGGCGGTACGCGAGGAGGAGAGCAGCATGAGCGACAAGCATGTTCTAACAATGATTGTATGGAAGCTCAGGTGTTTTGTTTATCGCATGCGCGAGAACACTCCCATGTGGATCGCATATCGCCTGCCCAATTCTGTAGTGTATTGGTGCGCCATCCGAGTGGGCGCACATGCGACCTGTGGGCCGTGGGGCAACGAGTCGCCCACGGAATTACTGGCGATGACGGCGCTGGAGAGGTGGAGAAAGCAATGAGCGACAAGCCAGTTGAGATTGCGGAGCGGTGGAGGGGTATGTACTCACGGGCTAAATTACCCATAACCATTCAACTCATCGAAGAACTCTCCGCAGCCGAGGCGCGGGTGAGGGAGTTGGAAGCGTGGAAACAAGAGCAGCTTCAGGTGGAGTCCACATGGGAAGGCAAGAGAGTGCGCCGGAAGGGATATGAAAAAGGCTCATATTTCAAGGCTGCTCCCGGTGACTTCATTAAATATTGGTCGCAGCCGTTGGGACGAAAAATGGAAGACATTATGCAGATAGAAGACCTTCTCGCCGACGATTGGGAGATTGCCGAATGAGCGACGTAATGAGGGAAAGACCGATACTGTTCAGCGGTCCAATGGTTCGCGCCATTTTGGAAGGCAGGAAGACGCAGGCGCGGCGGGTAGTGAAGTGGACCGGCATTGACGGACTGAATCTCAGTTTCAGCGGCCTGTCCGCATCAAACATCGCGGGGACACGGTGGGCGCTTATGAGTATGGGAGCCTCCTGCTGGCAAGAGCGCGGTCACGCCGATTGTCCCTACGGCGTCCCCGGCGACCGGCTATGGGTGCGGGAGACGTTCTACCACATGGAGGGCGGTCCAATCAGAGATGCAGTCGGAGGAGTGATGGACGTCATGGAAGATGAGATTGTCTATCGGGCAGATGGCAACCGCTTACTTAAATGGACGCCTTCCATCCACATGCCCCGCTGGGCCTCACGCATAACGCTGGAGCTAACCGACGTGCGCGTACAGCGGTTGCAAGAGATCAGTCACCACGATGCACTAGCGGAAGGTGTGGAATACGACGTGAGCAGGGAAGATGGAGCGCCACTACCGCGATTCCGCAAGCTATGGGACTCCATCAACGCCAAGACGCATCCGTGGTCAAGCAATCCGTGGGTGTGGGTGATTTCATTCAAGCTAGCGAATCGGGAAGACGAGGGGGAGCAATGAGCGACAAGTCAACAGAAGGGGCATGGTCTCAATACGTGCGCCAGCATGGAGCAGATGAGTATCAGGCAGAAGATTTGCTCGACCCACGGCATGACGGTATCGACGGCCATTGCGCCAAAGGATGCCCTTGCCTCGTCGAAGGAGAGTCAATGAGCGCCAAACTGTACTACATACAAGATTCGCGCACTTATTGCGGAAACAGTGTGATGTGGTGGGCGGTGGATGGAGAAGGGTATACGTCTGATCTTTCTAAGGCTTGGAAGGTTCCAGCTACTTGGCGTGGACGCGCTACCGACAAATTGTGGGAGTGCTCCGAAATAGATGCTCGCGCAACTCGGCAGTTCGATATGCAAAGGTTTCGTGAGCTCGCGAATCGGGAAGACAAGGGGGATCGGCGGTGAAAACTCCTGCCAGGCGCACGAGCAAGACACCGAAGCCACTCAGTCGCGGCGAAGAGGCATTCATGTTGCATTGCACGGTAGAAGGCTTGGAGCCTCAACGCGAGTTCCGCTTCTGTGAGCGCATGTGGCGTTTTGACTTCGCATGGCCTGCGCAGAAATTGGCCCTTGAAGTGGAAGGTGGAATTTGGACTTCCGGGCGTCACACGCGCGGCTCTGGATACGCCAACGATTTAGCCAAATATAACCGGGCAGCGATGCTTGGCTGGCGCGTGCTCAGATTCACAACGCAGATGGTGGAGAGCGGCCAGGCGATCAATGAAGTTCTCGAAGCACTGAGAGAGGCCGCCGCGTGAGATACCTGTCCCTCTTCTCTGGCTTCGAAGGAGCGACTCTCGCGTGGAAGCCGCTTGGCTGGGAGTGCGCGGCGGTTGCGGAGATTGATCCCGCCGCCTGTTCCGTGCTGGCGCACCACTACCCTGACGTACCCAACCTAGGCGACATAACCAAGGTGACTGAGCAGCAGATCAAGGATCTCGGGCATATCGACATCGTCATATTCGGATCGCCCTGCCAAGACGTATCCATCGCCGGAAAACGCGCCGGGATGAAGGGAGCAAGAAGTGGACTTTTCTTTACTGCAATGCGAGTTGTTCGCTGGTCAGGCGCAAGATACGCCCTCTGGGAAAACGTCCCCGGAGTCTTCTCGGACAACGAAGGACGAGGCTTTGCTGCTGTGGTTGGAGAAATGGCAGGGGTACACGTTGACGTACCGGACGGTGGCTGGCGAAACTCCGGTTTTTTCCTCGGCGTGGAAGCCCTTGTTGAATGGGCAGTTCTGGACGCGCAGTTCTTCGGAGTTCCGCAGCGCCGCCGTCGCGTCTTCGCTCTCAGAGATTCTGGAGACTGGCAAAGTAGACCGCCGATTCTACTTGAGCGCGAAAGCTTGTGCGGGAATTCTCCGCCGCGCAGAGAAGCGGGGGAAAGAGTTGCCTCCAGCTTTACGCCAAGCTTTCACGGTGGTTATGCAGATGGCATCGGAACGTTGCGAAGCAATAGAGGTGATCTCGGCGGCGGGAGTGAATCACTCATTGCCACAGACGTCGACTGCGACGGGGGAGTGATCGCCAGTACGGGGGAAGTATCGCACTGCCTGAACGCTGGCGGAATGGGCAGGCAGGACTTTGAAACGGAAACGCTGATCACGTTCATGGCCTCCGACTATAGTTCCGGCTCTTACGAAGAGGCATCCATCTCAGGCCCGCTTACAACGGGTACTGACCAGTCACGCTCTGCGCCGATTGTCACTCGTGAAGGCTTCGACGCCAGCGAGGACGGGACCGGACGCGGAACGCCGATTGTGGCGGTCGGAGCAGCAAAAGAAGGAGAAGAAAATGGGTCCGAAACCAAAGCCTACGCCTCTGAAATTCTGCGCAACCTGCGGCAGCAAGTTGGAGAGGAAGCGTTTGAAGAGTGGGGAATTGGAGTCGCTTCTGCACTTCAATCGACGGCCATACTGCAATCGGGAGTGCATGAAGATCGGCTTCAGAGCAAAGCCGAAGACTGGAATATCTTGGGCGGTGACTCACAAACACGCTCGAAGAATGGTACCCCCTGGCCCGTGTTCCGTCTGTGGGAAGCCTTCTGCGTTGGATGTCCACCACAAAAATGGCGACCATCGGTGCAACTCTCCAGACAACTTGCAGCGTATATGTCGAAGTTGCCATATCAAACTTCATCATTCGCCCCGCTTGTGCTCGGTCTGCGGGAATCCTCAGAAGGGCTTGGGTTACTGCGAGAAGCATTATCAGCGGTTCAAGAAGTATGGCGACCCATTGCTGTTAAAGCGCAATCAGAATATGCCACTGGTCAGACTGGCAGAGTAGGAGGTTCTGGGGTCATGGCGGTTCGTCGCCTGACCCCTCGATTATGTGAGTGTGCAAGATTGCAAGGTGTGCCTGACTCGTATCTGAACGTACAGCACCGGGGTAGGCCGCTTGCAGACGGGCCAAAATACAATCTGCTCGGAAATGGATTTGCGATTCCCGTCATTGCATGGATAGGCAAAAGGATTAAGGCTGCTATGGAGAAAGGATGCAATGAGCATTGACGAAGTAATCGACAGCAATGGTGGAGAGCGGCCAAGCCATTGCAGAAATTTTGGCAGCATTGAAGGGAGAAAGGGCAGCATGAAGAACACACCGGGACCATGGAGAGCTGGACGAGCAGATATGTCTACCATCGTTGATGGCGTAGGTTCAAAGTGGATTTACAGCGCCGACGATCAATATGTTGCCGTTGCGAGTGGAAGAATCAACGGCGATTGGGATGAAGTGATGGCCAACGCATATCTCATCGCAGCCGCCCCTAAACTTTTATCCGCACTCAAGGGAATCGTGCGCACGGGATGCCCAATCGTTACCCATCATCGTCCTGATTGCGAATGGTGTGCTGCGCTCTTAGCGATTGCCGATGCCGAGGGCAGGAGTCTCAAGGGAGATACGAATGCAGATTGATGAAGTAATCGCCCACCTGGAAGCAGCGATGGCACGCGGCGAGTTCCCCGATGTTTGGGAGATGCAAGTGCGCAGGCTGATTGAGGAGATTGCAGAGTTGAGGCGGAAGCTGGCAGAGAGCAGTTCAACGGGCGTGAACGACGCAGGCAGAAGGGTACTAGGAGAAAACGATGAAATTGAGTGTTTTGAGAGATGCAAACGTGAAGCGGTGCGAAGAGGTCTTTCACAAGCTGAATCACTGGACACCAACTGACTGGGCCTGTGCGATGGCAGGAGAGGCTGGCGAAGTCTGCAATGCGGTGAAGAAGCTACGCCGATTGGCTGATGGCACGAACACCGCGAAAGACCCGCAGTCCGAAGCGGAGGCAATCAAGCAAATCGGCTATGAATTAGCCGACACAATCATCTATGCCGACCTGCTCGCGGCGCGGCTCGGTATCGACCTGAGCGAGTACATCGAAGCGAAGTTCAACCAAGTATCGCGGCGTATGAACTCTACGGTGAGGCTAGGCGCAGTTGCTGATGAGCCCGGAGTCTGCTCGCTTTGCGGCAAGCCGATGCCGCCCGGAGAAGAGATGTTTAAGTTCCATGGCTACTCAGGACCGTGCCCGACGGCCTGAGTAACGTCGCGATGGCACAAAAAGAGAAAGCCCCCTTCCAGGGGCTTCTCCGCTCTGGCTCCGCAACTCCTTTCTCACGGGTTGAGTTGCTTCTGGGCTGCGGCAATCACCGAGTCAAAATTCACATCGGCGTTCGCCAGGATTTCTTCAATCGGCTTGACCGTGCCGGAATTGGCCTGCTGGATCTGGGTGTAGACCTGAATGCCCAAGGGCAGCAGTTGCGCGAGAAGATTTGCGAGTACAATCGGGTCCATTCTTACCTCCCCGCCACTTGCACGGATGTTTGGCCGAGAACGGCTTCAATCGAAACAAGCACTGTCTTGACACTCGACATGGCAATCTGGAAATCGCTCTTGGCTTTTGCGCTCTTCAGATAAGTGCCGCCCGTCGCGTTGATCTGGTCAACCGTGGTCACTACCGTATCGATGCAGGAAACGTCTCCCTGCGGTGTCGCTGAGTTCTTGATGCACACGTCTGCCGCCTTCCCGGCCTGCCCGAGAGTCAGCATGGAGTGCTGGATGAAGGTGTGATCATCGTCGGGGATGAGCTTGGCATCGTGTGCGGCTACTTCCGCGTTCTCGAATCCCACGAGGATGATGGAGATGTTGTCTACCGCCTGCGCCACTTGCTGCCGGTTCGCAGAAGAAGGGCATCCGGTGAGCATTGCCGTAACCAATACGGCGCACATGATCGCTATGGATCGCATTACTTTCCTCCAAGGCAAAGAAGTACAGCAATTTACTATTTCCCGACTGTGCCGCCTGTCACGTTGAAGTCCTTGGCGAGTACACCCATACCGGCAAGCCCGATGGCAAGGGCGTATCCCTGCCATGTATTCGCGCCCTGGTAGTTCTGGAGTGCTTCAAGAATCGCCAGCACTACCCCAATGGCTGTTGTTTTCCAACTCATTTCTTTCCTCCGAGTTCGGATTGCTGGACACTTGCCTGCGAGTCCTTGTAAGCCGTCATAACCTGTTGCCCGAGCGGGGATTTCATCAGCAGCGCAATGAACGTAACCCCCGCACCTTCAAAGAAATACAGCCACAGTTTACCGCTGCCTAGATCATGCGCGATGTTGTACTTCTGCGGATCGAACGCGGCAGTGACGGCAGCTGCAACCCCTCCGCCGACAACTGCCATGAGCGTTGTCTTAAGCCACTTCTTCAGGTTGTCGTTCATAGTTGCGGAACCTCGTCATTCCAGAGGGCAATCTCTGCCTGCCGCCTCTTGACCAGTCCAGCCATGATCTTGCCTCCAGCAAAGATCCAGCCATGCTGAGAGCAGTCCTTGTCTACGTGATAAAGCTCGTACGGCACGCCCGCATAGTCTCCCGCATTGAGTCTCTTGAGCAGCGTGCTTTCCTTGAGCTTCCCCCCACCTAAGTTGTAGGTAAAGTCGCAGAGGCAGTCGAACTGCCCTTGCGTGAGGGGAACGGTTACCAGCCGCTGCACGTCGACAACGGCATCGCCCATGTCATCGCGCAGCAGTTGCTCTGCCTCCTGCAAGGTGATGCCTTGGGAGAAGTTCTCGCCTGCCAGAATCTTGTGGCCGATGCCGACAGTTTCATAGCCTGCGGAATCGACGTATGGTTTCGAGGAAAACCCCTCAAAGAATTTGGTTACCGCGTAAAGGTCATTACTCGGCGTCATCTTCGCTCGGGCTTTCCGTGGTTTCTTCCTCGAACACTTCGCCTGTCTCGCATGGAACCGGAGGAGGGTTTTTGGGAGGCGTCGGATCGCCAGTAGGCGAAGGAGTAGGATTGGTCGGTGTAGAACCCATAAATCACCTCGTCATATTCGGTATTGTTGCGTTGGTGGAAAGTTGCTGCATTTGTCTCTCTGCCATGCCCCTGTGCTCCGCCTCGCGTATGCCGAAATAGAGCGTGAGCCCAGCGATAAGCATGCCTATCAGCCACTTGATCAGCCGGAGATTGGAATTCATGGAATACATCAGGGTTTTCAGACCAGGGGAATTTTCATCTCCGAGGAGTAAGCGGTCCTGCGCGTTCTGTTTTTCTTCCATAGAGTCAAGCCTTGTCCTTATTACTGCAACTTCTTCGGCAAGTCCCCTCTTACCTTCAATCTCTTCGTAAGTCGTCGTACTCACCAGATATCCTCCAAGGCAAAAACATCCTATGGGCAAAGAACTACATCAGCCGCTTTCAAGACCCAGGTATCCGCTGCCAAGCTGGGAGTGAACACTATGGTGATGTTCGCGGCAGAGCCTGTGTTGAGCGCCGTCTCCGCAGCCGCCTGGCTTACGTTTGAGCCGTTCTTACCGAAGCGGTATGACACCATCTGTGCGCTCACAGAGCCTTCGTTGCGCGGTTCCCATTCCACGATTTCATAAGCGTTCGCAAGGGATACGCCGCTCACGTTCGGGAATCCAAGACCGCCCCACTGCGCTCCTACGGTCAATATGCCGGTATTGCCGGTATTGCCGAATACATCTGCGTGGATTCGCAGAAAACTGTTTGCATTCAGCACCGGCGCGGCGATAGTCGCCATCGTCGTAAGAGAAGTTGTTCCCGTCAAAGTGTTCGGAGAAGACAGAGATCCTAGCTTCGTGCATCCTCCTCCCGCCGGTGTGGCGTTATGCCAGACACCATCTCCTCCGCAGTACTGCGAGCTTGTGCCCGTACCAGCGCAGTTCACTACATTGACGTTCGTTCCATTCAGCGAGTTGAAGTTGAATACCGGAGGCGTGCCTGTAGCATTGGTTTTGAAGATGGCGTATCCTCCGGTTCCCCCATTCGTGATGGTGAATGTAAGAATCCCGCCTCCGCCGTCTACGGAGTTGACCGTGAATATAGCTCCTGTGCCAGAAGATGTCACCTGAGCTATGGAAGTAATTGTGTCGTTGACAGCATATCCAGTGCCGGGAGTGGTGACTTTTGCCCCTGTGATCACGCCATTGGAAGTGGCAGTTACGACAAAAGCTGCTCCGGTTCCGGCTCCGCTCGTGCTGAATGTCGATACCGCACTTCCGCCAAGTGTTCCGCCAAGTGTAGCCGTATAGCATCCGTTGGTGAAGTTGCACAGGTATATCTGCCTGTCACTCTGGATGGTCCCGTGTACATCTAGCACCCCTTGGAAAGAATTGTTGTCGAAAGGGGACGGAAATTTTCCGATTCCATACTTAGCCCACCCTCTTGGATCGGCAGAGAAATTTCCGCCGTATGTGGATGGAGTACTGGGAAGAAGGGAACCATAGACCGTAAGCCCACCCTCGTATGTATTCTGCTGCGTAGTGTCATCAATCGGCTGATTTGTGCCCGAATTGTATATTTCAAGCGTGTTTCTTGATGTTCCTGTCGCTCTTACGTTTACAGGAAAAATCTGCGTCAGCGTCCATATCACGGAGCCATCCGTGGTAGTGCAGTTCAGTGTCGTACACCATGTGGGAGCGGTTCCGGCAGTAGTTCCGGCTGTGCTTACAGTCTGGTAGTTGCTATTGCTATCGACAATCTTGGTTCCTACAGTTTTTGCACCGCTGCTCCATGCTTGGATAGCCGTCTCGCACCTGATTTGAATAAATCTGTTGCCGCCCGCTCCAGACGCGCCGCCAGCTACAGCAGGCATTAAGTCAATGCAATCCTGCTCTGCGTTCTCTGCGTCTACTGAAGCAAACGTGTTATGGCCTCCGCCTTCTATATAGATGGATCGTCCAAACCGGCTGATGCCACCGCCGTACCAGTGATCATCATTCGTCGATGCTTTGGCTTGCGATCCGCAAGTAGCTCCCGCATAAGTGCTGCAATTCGTGACGTAAATTCCAATACCTGTGCTTCCGCCCAGAGTGGGAGGGCCAGAACCTGCAAGGTCGTAAAGAGTATTAGAAAAGAAATCGTTATCATAATTTCCGCCGTTCTGGTTCCAGTTGGAACCATCAAACGTGATGGCCGGATTGGTGTTGCTATTCGCGAAAATATTGTTTCCGATGAACGTAGACGCGCCGACTCCCTTAATGCGCCACGCGCCCAGCACGTTCGTCGGATCGGTGGAGATATCGAAAGCGCAATCGCTTATCGTCAGGCTCCTGCGCTGGTTGGCGGCACTACCGGCAGTGGTGTTATCCGCGTCGGGGTTCCAGAGTCCCCAATTGGGTCCGGTAATACGGAAGATCGCGCCGGAGGATGCAATTGTATCCCGTGCCGCGCAGCGAACATGCAACCCATTGCACCTGATAGGAATGCCTGACGTGTAAACTCCCGCCGGAAAGTAAACGGCCTTTGACCCGGCGCACGCGGCGGTCACGGCGGCATCAGGCGTGGCGTAGGTCGCGCCGTTGATTTCTCCCTGCGATGCTATGCCCCACAATCCAACTGTTCCTGGAGGCGGAGTTGCTCCAGCGGATACATACCCCGTGAATGATGCGTTTGTTCCAGATATCGGCCCTGATCCAAACCCCACGGTAACGTCGTAAGGCCCGAAATTACCGTAAACGGTAGAAACGGTGTACTGGTAGGTTCCGCTGGCAATCCACACTCCGAATCCGCCCAGAGAGTCGGCATTCGCCACGCAGGTAGTGGAGTTGGATCGCGTCAGTTGCGCCGTGGAAGGACAAGTCGACGTTGCCGCAACCGACGTGTAGGTAGTCGCATAGTTCGTGCATGGCACGGCGTTTGCCGGGGCATTGCAGAAGGCGATACCTGATCCCGGCAATGCCAGAACCGGGTACATCCCTCCCGGCTGCCGTGCGTTGGCATTGATCGTGGTAACCTGCCAGTCCCACCGCACGGCTTGCGCGAAAACCGAAGAGCACATCAGGAAAATTCCGAGCGCAAGAAGAAGACCTCGAAATGTCTTCTTCGGCCAATTGCGCTCATAATAAGCCTCCATAAGGCTGTAAAGTATTCGCAAAATCAGCACACCCAAAGAAAGCATGATAATCACTGGTTGTCTCTCCTCGTAAACTGTGACGCTGTTCCGACAATTGGCTTGAGCATTCGTGCTTTGTTGAATGTTCTCGCAGCGCCCATTTGTCCTTCTGGAGATGCAATTAGTTCTGGAACGACAGCTCCCCCGATTGCGCCCGTAACTGCGCCTGGTATCCCACCTTCGCGATAACCGAGCGTTCCCCCAATACCCGCTCCAGCCAATGCTCCGGTGTGCGCTCCGAATCTTCCCAGAATTTTCTGAATGGTTCCCGCTTGCCGTGATTCCCTATCTGCATTGCGAATGACTTCAATCAGGCTGGACAATTTCTGATTCGTGGGAGCAGCACCAGGAACAAGCCTGTCGATTTCCTTATCCATCGCGTGATATGCTCCCCTGCTAGCCTGAAGAGCCTTGTCCCTTGTCTCAGGATTCCAGCCGAGATGTTCTTCTGAGAATCCACGCTTCAGGTCAAGCAATTTACGAGGGGTAATATTCTCTGGTATCGGAGTTCCGCTAACCTGCCCATGACGAAGAAAGTCCATCATTTTCCCGAGTTGTCCATGCAATCCCGATGCCTCCTCGCGTGCGGCATTTCCCATTGCTTCGGAAATAATATTTCGCGCAGGAACCATAGAGGCGGATGGATTTGCTTCAATAGTTGGAGGAATAGACCCGCTCATTTCTGGACGGCGATAAAGAACGCCTTGCCGTGTCGGCACTCTTCCGCTTAATTCTGGATGCTCAGACCCGCTCAGATAATGAGGATTTATCCCCGGATATTCAGAGATAGGGGCCATCGGATTCCCTGATCGCGGAGCCATAGGTTCTTCAGGATTAACTTCTGCGCTGAATCCCATCGGCCTCATGCGCGGATTTCTTGGATACGGAACCGGAGCCAACGGAATCTCTTCGCGGGGAGGCATAAGAAATCCCCTGATTGGAGGAGCAGGACGAGAACTTGCAGCGTCTACCTGACTCTCCAGATACTTAACTAAATCCTTTGCGCTTTTCCTGCCGCTCTCAAGAATCGTTTCTGGCGTTACCCCTCTGGTGAGTTCAAGCGCAGCCGCGCCAGGTGTTTTCTCGAATGCCCTTTGCGGTGCGCGGATACCCAATGAGGCTTCCGCAAGTTTCGGAGCTACCCTGTTCAGAACTTCTCCAGTCCCCGCTCCAGCACCTCCGAGAATCGCTCCGCTCGTGAAGTCTCCTCCCTGCAACTTGTTCAGTCCACCCGCAGATAATGCGCCAACTGCGGCACGCGCCAACGGACGGAATTTCGGGATCATGGACACGAGTTTTTCTTCCTGTGTCCCCGGTACGAGAAATTCACCCGCCTGTTCCACGCCTTTTCCGAATGATTGCCAAGGATCAGTGGGCATCATCATCTTCTGGCGTTCGGCAAGTTTCTTGGGATCGGCTATCCCCATCTTTTCCGCAGCATACACAGGGAGCGCAGATACCGTGGAGTAAAGTCCTCGTCCCGCCCCGAGCGCCATGCCGCCTAGCGCATGACCTATCTCGTTTCCACCAACTATCGTGGCATCTGAAGGCTGAATTTGCTCTCCCGGTCCAGCACCTTTATCGAGTCCAGCCTCCTTGAGCTTTTGCTGATAGAGGTCCGCATACGGATTTGAAGGAGTTCCCATTACTTGCCTCCCATCAGCACATGGCGCATCTGCGAATCGATTTGGCGAATGGTCTTTGTATCTGTTGCATTGTTGGCGTCATCAAGACCTTTATTAAGGACAGCCTCTTTTACGCTTGCCAGTTGTTGGATAGCGGAAAGAACATTCTTGATTTCCGCTTCCTGTTGATTCGTGATATTTTTCCCGTTTCCGAACTTGTTCATCCACGCATCGAAATCGCCTTTGAAGTTGCGAGCATGAATGATGGAGTTGAGTTCTGCCTGCGTAATGCGAACGCCGGAACCCTGACCGGATGCAAGGCCGGATAGAGTCTTGATCTCGCCTATGGCATCTCCCATTGCGCCTTGCCCGATAAGCATCTGGGCCTTATCAAGATTGTTCACTTGTCCGTTGTATGTGCCGAGTTCCTTTTCCCACTTGTCGCGGAAATGGGTGTATTCCTTTTCCGTAACCGCGTCAGCAGTCTTCTTTTCTCCCTGCTGCATCCTCTGGCGCATCAACTCCTGCGTCTGTCGGCGCATCTCTTCGGCAACCTTGCGCTGTTCCTGCGTTCCCGATGCGCTTTCAGTCGCCTGCAATAATTTGTCCACACGATCAAAATCCGACTTGGTAGCGTTCCCGGTAAGAGCGAATGCCGCAGGGAGTTCCTTCGCTTCAGGATGGAGCACTTGGTAGCGTGCCAGCATACCTGAATTGAGTTGTGGAATACTCGCGCCCAAAGGCTGATTCCCCGCCTCATGCAGCCACGGATTACGCGCAGCCTCTACCTGTGCCTGTCCGAGTGGCCCGAGTTCTGCCTCTGTCATCGGTACTATCTTATTGTTCTCATCCATCTTCAGGTTATGCTCTGCCAGTCCTGCCGCAATCTGCTGGCGCTGAATATCCAGTTGCTCCTGCATATGGCGCGTCTGTTCCTGCTCCAGCGGCACACGCGCATTCGCCTCCCGCGTCTGCGCCTCTTTCTCCGCATTGGATTCTTCCTGCCCGATGCGGTTCTGAAGCGCACTGAGTTGCAGGCCGCGATTGATCGACGTGCCGGGAATCAGCGCGCCGATGCGCGGCAACGCTGCCGATGCCGCAATGTCCACCGCCGTAGCCGGAATCTGCCCGAGGACTCCGAGCAGTTTGCCGAGCTTGGGATGGTTCTGCCCAAACTCCGATCCGGTGATCTTGCCGTAAACGGACTCGAGCGGGGCTTTCTTGCCTGCCATCTCCTGCAATGCCTGCTGATCGCCTATCAGCGTTCCTTTGGGCTGTTTGCCGAGCATGACATTCGGTTGCTGCATTCCCAACTGCGGAACCGGCTGCATCTGGCTCGGAGCCTGAAGCGAAGGAGGAGCCTGCTCAGGAGGCTGGCGCAGGTTCGCCAACTGCGGAGCCTGCGTTCCCTGCATCGGGTTCGCCGCCGTGTGCGCCTGGATCAGCGTTGCCTTCGCAGTGGGCGAAAGGTTCTGGAGTTCGGCAAGGACAGGATTAGTCTCCATTATCCCGCCATTCCGGCAGTAGCCATCTTGTCTGCCGCCTGTATCTGGTTTTTCAGATACCATGTCCAGAACGAGTCCGGGGCATTTTCTGCAACCTGAAGAGACTTGTTGCTTTCTCCGAGCGCGTTCAATCCGCCGCTGAGTTCGGTCTGGTTCAGACCCTCAAGACCGCTCAATCCGGCCTGCTGCTGCTTATTCTGCAATTGAGCATTCGCGAGTTCGGTTCCCACTGCCGCATTGGAGAGATTCTCGCCCGCTCCGCGAATGCCGCTTCCAATTGCAGCCTTCGCCCCGCCTGCGTTGTGCGTACGCGCCGAGTACAGCCTTCCCTCACCCTGCGCTGCCGCAGTAGACCCTCCCGCCGACTGCTGCGCAGCGGTGTTCATTGCGGCCTTTTGCGTGGGATTGAGTCCCTGCGGGTGCGCGGCCATTGCCTGCAACTGAGGCTCAAGACCGGCATAGACGTTCTGCGCGTTGGCAGTTAACTGGTTGGATAACCCTTGGCCGATACCGTAATTCTTAAACGCATCCTTTTTTACGCCGCTCGAACTGCTCATCAGCACCCCCCGAAGATGCGGTACATGCGGCCGCCCTTCTGAAATCCGAGATGGCGCTGGAGGTGCCGCCCGAAATGCCCTTCCAGTTCTGGTAAAACCTCTGCAACTGCTTCGTGATATCCGGTTGCCGTGATTATGTCATGTAACTTGCTCTGGAGCATAGCGATTCCTTTCAATTTGACCAATGGATGCAATGACTTGTCAGGCTCGCAGAACATCCCCACTTCCGGCATCATGCGCCACCCCGCAGCCGCGATTACCCTGCCCGAATCGTCCTCCAGCACCTGGTAGTTTTCGAGCGTTTCAGGGAACGGCGTCGTATACCCGAATCGCTTGTGCATGTCGCGGAGGATCGCTTCGTCTCCGGGTTGGATATCGCGCACGATCACGGCGTTTTTACCGGCGGAGCCCCGTTTGACGAGCGCCATGCGGGTTGCTGGTGCGATTGCTGGTTAGACAGCGACGTTCCAAATCCCTGCGTAGGCAGCAACGGGCTTGCCGTACCTCCCTGCACGGATACGGGAACCCTGCCTCCGTGCATTACCGGGGGAGTCGCATCGGAATTCGGATACTTCGCCCATGCCCTGAAGAACAGCTTTCTATTTCCGAGCGGGATAATGGAATTTCTCGTTTCGCCCATCGGCCACGTTCTCGCGCCCTGAAACGCGGGATTATCCGCATAGTCGACGTGATATTGAATGCCACGGTAGATGTCGGCATCGTGGTGAATCGCCACGTCGAACCCGTTCTCGTGTGGAACCACGTTCATGCCCTGAAGGTTAGCCGGGGCAGATGGGTTGCCTTCAAGATTGGAATTGGTCTGCTGCGCCAGGACGCGCGTGTCTCTCACCATGTCCCTAAGCGTCTCCGCCAGCCTTGCGCCCATGTCGGGAACGCCGGGAATCGACCACTTGCGGATTTCGTTGATATTTCTAACGCTCATGCCGCGCCTCTGATCACCAAGCGAGCTTTACGCCACCATGTCTGTAGCCGCTTGAGGGAAAACTGAACGTCTGTCTGCCCCTGCAGCGGCAGAACCGAAATCTTCACCGCGATACGATTGCCTTGCGCGTTCCCTCCTGCGTTCTCCTGGTCGAATGTCGGAGTACTCGAGAGCGTGCGGCTGGAATTCAGCGGCCACACGTTCGCAAGCGAATCGACCAGAAAACTGTAGGTCACCGTGCCTGTACCCGAGATATACGCATTCAGGTAGGCAAGCATCAATCGCACCGATGAAAGGTTCATGCCCATTGCCTTTTCCGGGTCAAGGAAGAAGTGCGTCGTGTAGTAGGGATAAATCTGGCCGAAATCGTCATCGGTGAACTTGGCTGCGCTCAGGTAGTAGACATTACCGTGTCCTCCGCCATAAAAGACCGTGGTCAGCACTCCTGGCTGGCGGTACATCCTCGATGCTCCGAACATGTTCATCGTCCAGCGGGTCCACTTGCGCGTGTTGTCCGTGGCAATCAGTTTTCCGCCGAGAGAAGGATGGAACGGAGGCGAGCCCATGATCGCCCTCGCAGTATTGAGTTCCTTGTAATAAAGGACGTAAACCCTGTTCGGCTGCGTGGCTAATCCGAGCGGAACGAAGAAGTACATGATCCGTTCCACGGGATCGTTCATCGCCGTGATGGAGTATGCGTAGGGCATGTTTATCTGCGGCCACGTACTGTCGGGAAGCTGCGCCCCGTTCCATGCCTGCTGAATCTCCTGCGAGATCTTCTCCGGTATGCCTCCATCGAAGATCATCACGCCCGTCTCAGCCGCCCATGCGAACCATCCTTCGCCGCCGGACGCGCTCGCATCGTCAGACTGCGAAGAAGTTATGCCGAATGCCGACAATACCCCGCAATCCGCCGCGACTTCGCTCCACGCCCACCCAGAAGGCTCGGAAGTAGGGTTGACAATGATCTCGTGCAATCTACCCGATGGAGCCTGCGTCAGGCAGTACGGTGTCCCGCGAATCACGCTGAATGCCATCAGTTTCCGCGTATCGTCGCTCGGCTGCATGTTGCCAGTCACGCCGTCGAATGCCGCCGGATTGCTCGAGTAACTGGTGAAACTCTGCGTGTCGAGATATGGCTGCGCAGAGTCGATGATGCTCAAATCCTGAATGGCGATGTAGTCGGTATTCGATACGTTAGCCGCCGAGATGGAAAAGATCATGTCCGTGGGAATAGGGCTTGGCGTAGGGTTGGGAAATGTCGCATTCACCCATCCCCCGGCGGTTCCCGGCAGTTGCGCTGCCGCTACCGTCACCGACGTGCTGAACGATGCCGATGCAGACGAAATGCTGAATGTAATCGACTCGTTCCCGTTCTGCTTCACCGCGTAGGCGAAGAAGTACACCGAGTACGTCTTATTGGTGTCTGCAATCGGCACTCCATACGAATCCTGGTACATCGACTGCGTAATGGCCGTGGAAGGGGTAATGAATCTGAATCTCCACCCCGGAGCCTTGTTTACTCCCTCCGTGTACCCCGGCGATGACTGCTGCTGCCATCCGAGAGGAGGAAAGAATGGGTAGTTCACCGGCGGAGCCCCGTGAAGGATAGGCTGAATCGATCCACCATTGAAGCTCAGGTTGAGCATGTTCTGGATGCGGTTGCGCTGCCCGAATGTCGTAACACGCGACTGCCAGTACGAGAATCCCAATGCACCATCGATCACGATCTGGTCGGCAAGTCTGTTTCCAAGTACGCTGATCGCCGTCGCCGCATATAGAGTGTTGTCGGAGAAATCCAGCAGGACGTTGGTCGCTACGTTGTCATCGATCTGCGTAGATGTTCCCACCGTCAATCCTGCCAGTTGCGGGGTAACGGGAATATAGAAGAATGGCGGCAGTTCTCCCGGAACATTCGGCTGCGCGCCCGTAAACGCGAGGATTCTAGCGACTACGTTCGGCGGCCCGAAAGGAATGTTCTGCACATTGACATACTGCTGCCCGTTTGAAATGAACCTTACCGGCGGAGACGGCTCGGTTATGTCGCCCTGCCGGGTCAAAAACAGTACTTGGCACAAGTGAGTCCCCGGAGCCATCTGTCCGTAAGGCGTCACCGTTCCCGGCTGCGTTGTCGAGATGTTTGGACCGTACTGCAGGTATTGAAAACTCGTCGTCGATGGTACTGCCGTAACGTAGAAAATCCCGTCCCATGCGAACGCGACGGTACCGTTTGACCACACGCCGTCCTGGTACGTTACCTGCACCGTAAACGTGGTCGCAGTCGGGCAGGTAAGAACTTCGAAGTACGTCGGCGTGGGCGTATTATCCGGCACGGGCCACGAAATGCTTACCGCACCGCCCGTTCCCTGAATCACATCAGGATCTGTCGCAGTGTTCGGAACCTGCGCATACTGCACCGTCAGCGGAGAAGGAACGAGCGCAACCGTGAAGTTTCCGTTGAATGAAAACGTTGTTGTTCCCGTCGAAGTTGTGACGCCCGATACAACGATTACCGCGCCGGGAACGAGATTGTGCGGCGTGGAAAATGTCAGCGTAGTTTCGCCCGATGACTGCGTTGCCGATGACAGGGTTGATCCCACCGTTTGCGGGGATACCCCGGTAATGGTCACGTCCAGCCCCGGACTCAGACCATGCGGCGTGGAAGTCGTCACCGTTGCCTGACCGGGGTTGTCCTCGTTGTTGATGGCGATGTTCGTGATGCCGCCGCCGAGCGCAGCAGCGGTCATTCCGCTGATCTGTACCCTGAAACCGACTTGAAGATTATGCACAGGAGACGTATTGGCGCTTACCGTGTTTGCCGAGCGGATCAGCGTCGTTCCCGCCGCAGTGCCGGTAAGATTTCCCCCGGTAGCCGTCGCAAATGTGCTTGTGCCGCTTTGAAGTCCGAGAATCAGGTGAACCGTATCGACAATCTGCACAACGCTGTAACTTCCGTTCAATCCCGTCGCGCCGGCAATCGTCACCCACATTCCAACCGAGAAACCGGCAGTCGACGCCACCTGAAGGGCAAGCGCTGTATAAACGGCAATTCCGCCGATGATCTGCGGATTCGATGTCGCAATCGACGTAATCGCCGTGGAAACAGGAACGCTGCTGGTTGCCAGCGCCGATGGGGGAAGCGTGATGCACGTTACCGACGGCGGAGCGCCGGGACCGTCCTGCGTCACTCGGTCAAAGAACGTACCGTCGTACTGGTACGGGATATCGGTTCCATGCAGCCCGTCCGAGAATGCAATCCACTCCCGCCCGAACGCAGTGATGGACTGGCACACCGAATTCGGCGTGGTAGTCAGCGCCAGTGTTGCCGTATTGGGAGAGTTGGTAACGTCCTCGACATAAAGATTCCCGTCCGCGAACAGGTAGAGGTTCTTGATCACGCCCGTGGGAGTGGTAAAGCTCTTGGCATAGACGCAACTGATCCCCGGATCAATCGGCGGATTGAATATCCGGTTGAGCCCCGGCCTTGAATAGACGCTGCCGGGAAGAAATCCTACGTCTACGCAATCGGGAGACGTGCCTTCAGGCAGCGCAACCGCCGCCATCTCGTTGACCCATCCCCCGAACACTGAAAGAGGTGATGGCTGCGCTGCCGTCGTATTGAAGGCCAATCCTCACCCCTACAGGTATACCGGGAAGTATGCTTCGACAATCCACACAGCCGTCGCAGTTGCGCCCGAGTATGCCGCGCCCTGCGTCAGTTCCGTGCCTGCATTGGCAAAAGAAATGACTCCGTTATTCTTCGTGGTTCCGGGGCAGTAAATCGCCGAGCAGTTGCCGGGAGCGACTCCCGCCGCAGGCTGCTGGAATACGAATACCCGCGAAGGAATGGCATTGGACTGCAATCCGTAGACGTTGGCGAAACTCAGCGTGTCGCCATGCGTTGCCGCCCCTCCGTAGTTGCCTGAAAGCGTGATCGCAAACCGCACGATCTGTTCTGCCGAAGTGGTGTTGACCGGGCCTTGATACCCCGTCAGCGTGCTGGTTGCGATTGCCATCGTTCCTCCTAGTATCCTGCGTTGCCCCAAAGTTGACCGTTGGTGTTCCTGCGCCCCGAATAAGCCTTGCGCTGCACCGGGCGGCGCTGCTTCAGTTTCACATCCGAATTGTTCATGATCAGTTTGGCATCCTTCTCAGCCTCGCCGATGAATACCGCCGTATCCGCATCCGTCCTGCCCTGCGCACACTCCGCGCAGATGTAGTTCGCCAGCGCAGACTCTGACCGCATGATGGGTACTGCCATGTTCGCGGGGGTAATCGGCGGAACCTGCGTGGAATCGCCAAGAACGTTATTCGTGACGAGGAAATCATAGTCATAGGCAGCGTACTCGATTTCGAAATCCATCGAATACGTTGACCCTGGCATATACATGGCATCGTTCTTCCACTCCCACGCCCAGTTCCACGGTCTTTTCATGCCTTCCGGCAAACCGTCAGGCGCAGACGGAAATTGGTGAAATACCTGGTTCGTTCCCGTTGGCCTTTGCTTGACCACCAGCGGGGCAATGAAATCTGCCGGGAATACGGGAACCACCGGAGGCGCGTACACCACGCCGCTGGCGTTTGTGTATTGCGTCCACGTCCACATCGTCTGTTGCGATGGGTCAGTGGAATCTACCGCCGGAATCCCGTATGCCCAGAACTTGCGCTTGTACTTCGAGTACCCAAGATTGGACAGGTACGCCTGTAACCGCCTCCACGCCGCGTTGACCATCGTCGCGGTAAATGGCTGCGAGTCAGTGAGAATCTCTCCGCCGATGGACGCAATTGCGTCGTTCAGCCGCGTCCGTGCAAGGTTGAGCACGGTTTCAAGGACCGGGTACGGCGCACTTGGAGTCGGCGGAGGTATCTGCGGCATCTATTACCTCTTCCTTACATCATCGTCCATCGACTTGAGTTTCTCGCGATATGCCCTGTACGCATCGAGGTTCGCGGGCGACTTGCAGTTGTAGCAGATAGGCGCATCCGGGTCGATCATGCTGTGGCAACCTTCGCACTTGACCTTGTTCGACGGTTCGCCCTGCGCCAGCCATCCCTTGTCCTTGCCCGTCAATCCCAGTACGCGAGCACATGCCCCAAACGTCTCCGAGCGGTACACATCGTGCGCCAGCTTGCGGTCGCGGTCCCATAGCGCATCCATCCACAAGATTTGCTCGCCGCAATACTTCGTCAGTTCCCTGCACGCATCGTCAATTTCCTGCTTGGTCGGCGCATCGCCTTCCGCGATGAACACGCCCACACGGCGTTTGGACTGCTTCTTGTCCTGCGAGCGGCCTTCGCCAAGAATCTCGACAGCCATCCTGCGGCCTTCGTCGTAAAGCCTCTTGGCAGACTCGCCCTTGATGCCCTTGGGATAGATCTCGGTCTCAACCGCGTAAAGCGGCGTCAGCATCTCGACATACGGTTTCCCTTGCGGACATGCGGGAATGTAGAAGGTTCCCGCCGAACCGCATGGAATGGTATGCGGAAAAGGACCGACATTGAAGATGCGAATACGGTTCTTGCGCTGCTCCTCGATGAAGGAAAGCTCAGGACCGAGCTGCTCTTTCTGCCTGCCCCGGCGCCTCGCGTCGATGGTTCCTGTAATGGAATGCGCGGCAAGGTTATGTCCCTTGTCGGATGTGTTGATGCCCGTCGCGTTCAGAATGTCGGCAGGCATGGTTGCAACGGCTTTATCCGCAGTCATTGTCGGATCAAACGTTGGCATTTACAGTCCGTCCTCTCATAGAGACAACCGATCCGCGCTTGACCGGAAGCCGTCTTTTGGCTTGCAGTTCATTTGCCGATACGGGCGTTCTCTGCGTCTTGTGATTCACTGTTTTAGGCGTACCGGCGAAGTTCGCGGGTCGCACGCCATAGAGAGGTTCTGTCTCTCTCACGCGCAGGAACCGTTCCTCGTCGGCCTTCTTTTCCGCCTTGCGGTCAATCTCCGCGTTTTCTGCCTTGATCTGGCCGTAAGACTTGCCTTCCCCCTGCCGGATCATGCCGACAATCTTCTCCACAGCGCCTTCCATGCCGCCATGCAGCGTGTCGTCATCAAACGTCCAGCAGTGGTAGTACCCCGCCTGCGCGGAGTACGGGCCCTCAATCATCATGCCCGACTGTGGATCGCGCGGTCCCCAACGCTCATACTCCTCGGGCGTCAGTTTGGTCGCCTGTTCCGCCGTCAGCCACTTTTCCATGATCCACTTATTGCCAAGATGACCATAAGTCTTGCGCTTGTGCGCCCCGGTAGATCCTTTGCCATCGGTTCCGAAGATCAGTTTCACTACCGTAGGCGCATAGACCACCCGGAACAGTGGATCGCCATGCTTATTCAACCCATACCGCGTCATGGACATCGGCCATGCAGAAGGTTTGGGAAGATCAAGCGAATTCTCGACAATCAGCATCGGCATCCTTCAAAGGTGTACCCCTCAAGATATGTTCCTGAGGGGTATGGAGTTAACGTCAGATCACAAAATTCGGCTGAGTGATCCCGCTCAAAAATGCTCCCTCGCGGGACTGCGTGATGACCGCCTGAGACTGGTTGATCATGTAGAACACGAGGCTCGACGCAATGCCGCCCGTCGCTCCGTAGAGCGGGAACAGCGTCTGACCCGCCACATCGTAGAAGTCAGTCGGAACCGTCTCCACGCGGAACAGGTTCTTTTCGCGCAGAATGTCCATGTATCCCGGCAGCGCGCGAGGATTGACAACCATTTCGCGGCCAGCGATGGTAGTTGCCGCCTTGCGCTTCAGCATGTCCTCGGACGTGTCGCCCTTGGCTTCAACGTAGTTGATGCGCTGCACCAGAAGAGCGTTCTGCTCCCATGCGTCACGCTCTCCAACGTTGCAGTGCGCGAACATGCCTTCGCCGTCAACAGCCTCTTCGCCCTTCGACAGTTCGATCAGCGAGAAGATCGCCCGAACTACCTGCGGGGTGAGTGCGCCGTTCACGGGAATGGTCGGCACAAGATACTTGCCGGGCCATGCCGAACGCTGGATGCCGAGCCAGTTCCCGGTATTCGTGCCGACCTGGTAGTACCGCAGGCCGAAGAACCCGGAGTTGGCAGCTCCCGAAGAGCCCGAAACCAGCAGCAGGTATCCCGCAGTCACGCCCGAAGACGTGGGAATCGGGTTTGCCAGCCAGATCGTGTTGTTCAGGATGTCCGAAGATTCGACGGTGATCGACGCAACCGGAGAAGCGGTGCCGAGTGCGCTCCAGATGTCAATATCCTCGTCATCGAGAAAGAAGTTGGCATTGTTCACAACCAGGCCGACGATATTCGAGCCTGATGTGACCGTCGATACAATCGTGTCGAGGGTATTCGATCCGTTGCCCTGGATAACCGTATCCATGAAATCCGCAAATGCCTTGGGAGCGATGGATTTGGTCAGGGTAGCGAAATCCTCGATTGCCTTTTCGTCCGAGTCGGTTGCGTACTCCGCTTCCTTCGTGTAGCTCCACGCCATCACGAAAGTCGTGGTCGTTACCTGACCGGGAATGGTGGTCGGACCCGAGCCAAGCCCAAGATCACCGCCATCCAGATTGGCAACACGCGGCTTGCCGCCACGCGACGGCATCGTGGGGATGCGCGCGAGACGGTTGGAAACTTTGCTGGACTTGGTGGTTTGGAACTTCTTCCAAAGTACCGATGCCGAAAGCGCGAGGTCTTCAAGTTCCGGCCTTACATGCTCCTGCTGGACCGCGAGTGACTGATCAACATTTGCGACACCCATTTGCGATTCTCCTTAAAGGAATTTCGCTATGGGCCACTCGATTCGCTCTCAGAGCCAGCTTCGAGTCCTGCTGTGCGGCAGGCACTTAGCGTACAAGCCCCTCATCCTGCTGAATTTAACTACGGAGATTGCCGCTCCCCGGATGCGGTGGTAGCAGAAAGAAGTCTGCAAGAGTTATAGAACTGAATGCTTGCAAAGTCAACCGTTTAAAGGCGAATACCCCAGAGAAGGCTTCCGGGGTATCCCTTTGCATTACACCTTGTCCTTCCACTTGAACAATCCCGGCTTCCCCTTCAAATATGCCTGATTATTCACCAGCATCCGGTTCGTCGTCTTGTTGTAGTCGACCTGGAACCCGAGCGTTGTCGGATACCCTGCCAGCCACGTCGTTCCGTCACTGCCACCTGTGCCGGTGGTCACAGTGCGAGGTTTATTGATCACAGCAGGTTTTGCGCCACTGGCCTTTGGACGCGCATCGAGCACCGCGTTCACATGCCGCTGCACGATGCTTGGAATCAGTTTCTTCCCCTCCGAGCTGGCCCGCTCCATGTACGCCTGCCGGTTGTTCGCGTCCACGTACCCCTTCATGGCGTTTCGGTACGATGCCGACGCCTGCAGGCGGGTCTGATACTCTTCGTTGATCGCCGCGAGCACCTGCGTGCGCTCCCGCTCGGTCAGCTGCATCTTCCGCGATCCGGCAACCTTAGAAATCTCCGAATCCCGCAAACTGCGGTTGGGCGTGCGCGCGTCCTGGTCCCATTCGCCGCGCCGGACGTTGTGCTCCCGAGACTGTAAATCCTGCTGCGGATTCTGGTTGCCGTTCTGCTGTGCCGGCGCCTTGGACATGCTCAACGGCTTCGACGCCATCTGCCCCAGTCCTCCGAGTGCTTCCTTGATGGCATTTACCGCGTCAATTACGATCTGCGTGCCTGGATCGTTCGATGACTGCGGCAAAAACCTGTCCAGCAGGGTGAACTGCTGCGGAACCTGTTTACTTGAGAGATACCCAAAGGCTGATTTGGCAACGTAAGTCGAAAATGCCTCGTTGTTGACACTCGCGAAACGGTCAAAGGCACGAATCGCCATGTTCTGGAACTGTTCGGGGCTATCTGTGATCAGTTCCTCGATCAGTTTCTCCCCGCCCGATTGAATATCGCTGAAAATGGAGTTCAACTGCTGTCGTTCCGAGCGAATCTGCTCCACCATCTGTTCCGGAGTGTAGGATTCTTCGCCTTCGCCGCGCAATTGCTCATAAGTCGCCCGTTCGGACTCGAACTTACCTAAATCCCCGCCCGTGGCCGCGTCCGCCTTGGCTGCGATGTGGATGGCGTTGCGGATCGAACGCTGCTCCTGCGAAGTGAGCTTCTCACCGTTGCGGAGCTTGTCCTTGACCGACCTGTAAAGCTCGGAACCCCTTAAGTGACCCGTTTCGCCCTGCTGCGGCGTGTCGTTGTTGTCTACCGCCCCGGAATCTTCGCCCCCGGTTGGCGTTTCGGTAGAAGTTGTCTCTATTGACTCCATCGCCCCGGTGTCAGGCGCTTCCATCACCGCTGCCAATTCTTCAGCCATTGTTCTCCTTTACAACGTGGGTTGATTTTGTTTGAGTGCTGCGATTCGCTCTAACAACACCTGTTCGTACAACTGCATGATGAGCAATTGGCGATTGATTCTGGACTGCTCCTCTGGAGGCACTGATGAATAGATCGATCCGCATACAAAGGTTTGCAGTTTTTCAAGCTTTACTGACAAGTCAAACTTTTCATCTAACAATATCTTTTGCCACGATGGATGAATGCGTTTTTCCATGCGGACCACATGCCTGCAAACTGAGACATCCGAATTTCGATTGAATTCAATCTTCACACCGCAAACATCACACAAATTTTTCATCGTTCCGCCTTTATAGCGTGGGTTGATTTTGCGGTGCAACCGCGTTTTGAACCTGGGGATTGACTCCCGGCGCGTTACCGGGCTTTCCCATCGGCGCAGGAGGCGGAGCCGGGGCTTCCGCCTTCAGCATCGCTTCGTGCATGTCGGCGTGCAGTTCCACATTCCTCACATGCGGGTTGTCCGAGTACCCCGGCATGGGCGACGGCGGAAACGGTCCCGTTTCTTCAGTCTCCATCCTCCAGCAATCCTCGCTCGACAACCATTCCTTGCACTTTGACAATTCCCACTGGTGGTAATCACGCTTGCGCGCCGGAACGGACGGCAGTTCCATCGGCGGAGGCTCATACGGCATCGGGGTCTGGCCGGATTCCATCGCCTGCAATGAATTGATGGCGTGCTGCTGGTTGTACGATTCATACGCCGGATTCGGAATCGGAGACTCGCGGGTAAGAATCTCAATCTCCCGGACCTGCTTGGAAAATGCGAGCGAAGGCGTAACCGTAAGGTTGGACATGCCCTTGACTCGGAAAATCTCTTCCCAGTTGTCGGGAGAGGCCAGCACTTCCGCCCCAATCGGCGTGGGAGCAATCAAAGGCAGCGTCTGATCGAGCATCGCCCTCTGGCTGGCCGTCGAGTCGGGGAACGTCGAGTCCGTGTCGGGCTTGGCGTTGAACCTTCCCCGCGTCAGATGCGCGAGGACAATCGTCGTAACCTGCCCATCGGACTTGGTAACCGTGATTTCCTTTGAATGGTCAGGATTCTTTGCCGCCAGCAACGCCGCTTTCTTGTAAATCCCCGCGAAAACCCTCTGAATCCGGCTCCACGTCGGCCCTAAAATCCCAATGGACTGCGCCTTGTCCATCGCCCTCTGCGATGCCGTCTCGTCCTTCGGTCCCGCCACGCCTTCAAGCGCCGGGGAAGCGCCGGTAATGTCCTGCGACAACGGACCACGGTAATCCTGCATACATTGCACGAACGACATGGGAACGTTCATGTCGGGCTCGCGGAAGAAATCCGCCGCCAAAGGCTGATCCTGCGGGGAAGTCGGGTTCTTGATCAAGTTGAACTGCGCCGGTCTTGACGCCTGGTCAACAATCGCGTCGTAATCTTCCGCATCTCCGCGAAAGTGCGTCATCGGCCAGCCCTTTTCGTAATACTCCCTTTCCGCATTTTTGAAATCGTTGAACCCGTCCTGCACGATCTTCATCGGCTCCATTAACGCCCCGCCGGTGAGCGAATCCCGCTTCTCGCTCATCACGATATCGATGGCATCGTCCATCGACTCGGCAAACGACTCGGAATACTCCCTGCCGCAGAACTTGATATGAGCGCCCTCGGGGAAGCACTTGAGCAGAATGTCTGCCACCGTCATCGGGGAACCATCCTCGTTAACAGCCGGTTCCAGAATCGGTTCCTCGTTCTCCTCATCCCATCCCGATGCGCCCGTGTAAACCTCATCGCACGATGTGTGAGAGAAGCACTGCGTCCTGAGAAATGCGTGCATCTCCGTGGTAACGTGCGCGAGGGCGGACCCGGTGAGATAGAAGCCCTTTCTCGCCTGCCTCACCCCGAGACGGGCATACCGCTTCCATTCCGACTCACCGGGAGCGTCCTCTCCCCCGGAAAACTTCCACGCGCCTTCCCCGTCCCGCAGCCACGGGTTCTCGGCACGCAGCTTGAGGTAATGAACATCCTTGTAAAGAAAGCAGTAAAGCGCCATGTCCTGGTCGCGGCAGATAATAGGAACCGTGCTCTCGAGCGTCCCGAACAACTCCGCCGTCTCCATCCTACGCGGCTTGCCTTCGTCGTTGACGCCCCACTTCTGCTGGTTCTCGCATGTCCGCGTCCACGCAACGCACCGTCCCGATAACTCAAAGAACCTCGATACCGCCTGCTGCATGTCCGAGACGTCGTTCTTCTTGTCAAACAGGTGACGGTAGCCTTCTGCCGTCTCCGCAGCCTGTATATCCTCCGACCTATCCGGCCTGTCGGGCTGAAAGTCGATCCCAGGAGGGTTCTGCGTCAACACCGCATCAATCGTCCGTCTCCGTGCGCGGAAGATGTTGTACGCCCCCATGTACTGCCCGCATTCAAACCCGTTGCCATCACCCAAATCGACATACGCCCCGGCGGAACCTACCTGATAAGCTCCCGATGAATAGTTCGGGTAGAAGTGTTGAACTCCGTCATCATAAAACCGCATTCCCCTGTCGGTCAGGTCTTCAATGCGGCGATCGTACAAATCTTCCTTCTGAAACTGCGTGATCAGGTTCTTCAGCACATCCTTGAGCATCGCGGGAAGATGCCGGTTGCCTTCCCCGAACGTCAAAGGCTGTCCTGCCTGTTCTTCTACCACATCTGCCCCGCCAGTCGCGGATTCATTAGGCATTACGGGAGTTGTCGCCATTTACCATCCGTTCCAGTGTCGCAATCTGCGCCTGTTTCGCCGCCTTGTCCACTTCCGCCTGCCGCTCGATCATCGCCTTGAACGCCTTTGCGAACGTGTGGCAGCAGAATCCTTTTGACCCGATGTAGTTCCGCCGCTTCAGGTTCTGCTTCACGGGCGAACAGAACGGGCAGCGGATATATCCCTGCTTGCCGTTGCGGCACTTCCAGTATTCCGCCTGCACAAAATCCAGTTTCTTTCTCGACTCGGCCCTGATCTCCTGCTTGCGCTCGTCGGTCAGGCACGGGCGTTCAGTGCCGTCTGAATCGTTGCCGAGCTTAGGAACTATGCTGTTATGCATATCTGGCATCATTTCCAAGAGTGTGCTCCTTAGTGCCGTCAGGAGTCGTTCCCGAACGCCCTACTTGTGTTTCCAACCCTTCATCGTCAGCGCCAGCCGCGCGCGCTTCCCCGCCAAACCCGAATCGCCCTTGTGCTCCTGCTCATACTCGGAGTTCGACACGCCTTCCCGCTTCGCCGCAGCGGTCATCGCGCCCTTCTTGATGGTGAACTTCCCCGCCTTGCCAAGATCAACCTTCTGCTTCTTATAAAGCGCCATCAATCGCCTCCCCCGGCATCAATCCGCCCATCGGATACGTCCTTCCATCGGGAAACAGCATCATCTTCCCGCCGCGATGGTCATAGTACGCCGTGCCATGATCATTCCGGCTGTGGCTGGCATATACGACCAGCCTCGGGTACCGCAACCTGATCTCGGGATTCGCAGGAACCCTGCCGTTCATCTCGCCCGTCCACACAAGAGGCGGAACTTCAGGCACATCCTCGACGGGCGGAACGGGCTCTTCCACGGGAACTTCCACTGGCTCGGGAACTTCCGCAGGGGCTTCCGCAGGCACGATCTCCTGTTCATCCATGACTCTTTTCCTTCTTGGCATAAAGCCTCTTCTTGGCAGCAAACTCGTGAAGCGTAGTGCGAGGCAGGGAAGCCAGCGCCTTGTTCCGCGCATACAACTTCCCCGGATGGTGCTCCGCTATGGCAAACAGCCGCCTTTGTGCCTCACTCTTCGCCGGCATTTACTTCTGTCCATTGATCGTGCGATAGGTCACCGTCAGGATGCCGCTGCCGCCCGTCCCCGCCGTGAATACCGCCGTCGCATTCGAATAGTAAATCGCCGCATTCACGCAGTTCGCGCTCGGCGCCGTCGCCAGTACGCCAGCAACCTTGTGCTCCTGGTTCGCAGCAAGTGACGTGTAATCCGTCGCCGCCCATGTCGCCGTCGCCGGGTAAGTCAGCGCCGTGCCATAGGACAACTGCGCAGCACCACCGCCCACATACGCCGCCGATCCGAACACAAGGTTCATCGTCGCATCGATCACATCAATCAAATTGCCAGCGCCCGGTGCCGGGATAACCAGTATCGGGGTCGTGAACGCCGCCTGGATCTGCGCCAAGGTAAGCGGAATCTGCACCGTCTGCAAACTCGCGCTCGCTCCCGCACGGTTGTCGTCAATGCTCACACCCGCAGGAATCACCGCCGCCGCCAGCATCGCATTCGTGCCGCCTGCAGCCGCCCAGCGCCCGTCCACGATGATCTGGCCGCCGCCCTGAGACGCGCAGTAGTTCAACGCCTCCTGCAAGCCCACCGTTCCCGAACGCACGCTGTCGCCGTTCGAGTGCGCGTACGTTCCGGTAAACGTCACGCTCGTGCTGGCATAAACCGTTGGCGTGGAATTCGATACCGCACTCGGCGTCACCGTCTCCATCGTCGAATCGCCGCCCACAAGAATCGGCGCAGACGTCGACAACGGGTAGATAATCGTCCCGTCCGACAGGTTCACGTACCCGTGCGCCAGAACAACCGTCTGCACACCCGTCGCTCCGCCCACCGGCCCGATAATCTGGATCGCCGGAACGCGAGGGTTCACGCCATACGCAAAGTCATACGCATTGAACATTCCCGCAAAATTGCTCAGTTTACCCGCCATCTCATTCTCCTTCGGAGATCACCCGTCGAAACGGGGCTGAATTATCCCTTACAAGCCGCCGTAAGCAGGCTCGCCTTCCGCTTCCTTCATGTGCTCGTGCTCAGGCTCCTCGGCCTCTTCGTCCAGAAAACGTCCCAAGGATTCCTTCGCCTCTTCCGCACTGTTATGCTCCTTCGGCCCGTCGTGCTCGCCATCCTCGCCAATCACGTGAGAAGTGTGCGTCATCCCGTCCGAATGAACGATATGATGCTTGTCCCCGCCCGAATGCTTGTGCGCCAGCTCGGCAACCATGTGAAGATGGTTCGGGTGCTCCGTAACCTCCCCGTCATGGTGCGTCACCGTGTGCGAACCATCCGCGTGATGGGCAATGTGCGTCTCGCCCGTAGGCTCCTCGCCACCTACCTTGAATCCCTTCTCAACAGGCTTGCCCTTGCCGGGAAACTCCTCGCCCATCTTCCCGAACCCCTTCAAGCCCCTCGCCTTCATCTCAGCCATTGCGCCTCATCCTTTCCGAATTCGGTTCCTTCTTCTCCGCAGAAAACCACTCCCGGTTCAAAGACTCCGCAATCATACGCGCCTCAGCACTGGACCGTGGTTTGACCTTATCTTCCTCCCGATGTTTGCTTTGCGTCAATTCTTCTTTGCCGCCAACTACCTTTTTTGCAACATCGGCCATCTCCCGCGCGTCCAAAGCCTCCCACAAATCCCGGTTCTCCTTCCGCAAAATCAGCACCAGGATCGCCAACGCCACGCTCAGCATCCCAAGTATCGAAATCACTACCTCGACCACATCGACCTCCTCCCCTGCGCTCGCTTGTGCTGCGCATCCATCTTCCGCATCCTGATTGCCACCTCGGTCATCGTCAAACCACGCTCTTCCATGTCCTCACGAACCTCGCTCGCCACTACATAAAACGGCTTCGACTGCGGCTTCCCGAAGATGTCGTATAACCCATACCCCGCACCCTGCATCGGCGAATCGGTCCCGTCCGTCGTCTTCTCCATCTTCTCCGGTTCCTCAGGGTTAGCCTTGATCACTGGAATCAGCCTCAGCAACTGCGTGCACTGCCGAGCAATCCGCCAGTTCGGAACCTCCATCGCGTGACCGTACGCATCCTCCCCCACCCGGACCATCTTCTTCATCCGCTCCCGCATCAGCGTGTCCCGACCCAACTTGTCCCTCGTAGCCTCGTGCGGATCCGGTATCCCGTTCTTGCGCAACGTCTGGATCATCCGGCTGTTCACCGAGTTCGCATTCGCTCCCATCGTCGCCGTCACCTTCGTCGCAGCCGCATCAAACGAATGCGCAAAACTCCTGAACTCAGGCATCTTCCCGTCCGCATCCCGCGCCCAGTCCACAATGATACGCGCCAACTCCTCCGGCTCCTTGTGCTGCTCAAACAACTCCGCATAGGTGTACACCACACCATCATCGTCCATCGCGTGCAAATAGTAACTCGCCGGATGCTCGTAGCCCCAGTTGCCCGATATCCACCGCTTCCACCAAGGACGGATATTCAACTCCCGCCGGTCAAATACATGAACCGCTTCGTCAAATACCCCACGGAAATACCCGCCTGCAGCCCCCCAGATGCCGAACTTCAACGCATTCCGAAACGCCTCGGGATACGCCTCCAAACTCATCAGGAACCGTGGATCATTCGCATAAATAGGATTGTCCAGATACGTCGCGCCAAAGAACGGATAGTCCCTCGGATCATAAGCAGCCTTCTGGCTCGCATCCATCTCCAAACACGGAACGTGCTTGATGAACAGATCCTCAACCCACACCGCACCGATCCCTATCGGGTTCCCGGATCCCCACTTCCGCGTCTGACGCGATACCGGGCAGCGATTCCACGCGCTCGTCGCCATCCACTGCCCAAACGTGAAATCGCACAACTCGTCATAATAGATGTTCTTCCACTGCCCCTGAAATCCCCACGCATCCGCCTCGTATTGCATCGATCCGAATTTCAGAGTCGCACCATTCAGCCACGTCACTTCCGATTTAGTCTCGTTGAACTTGCGGTATAACTCCCTCGGGAACAACTCCCTGAATCGGGTAATAACCGTAGCCTCCAGCTGCGGATACGTCCTGCGCAACGCCAGATCATGCACTTGCGGCCCGTCCGTAGCATTAAACTCATTAGCCGACGTGAATATCTCCATCAGGCTGGCCGTCGTCTTGCCCGGCCCAGCACTCCCGCCCAAAAAACCATACGGCGCACCACTCACATGAAAACTGCGCTGAAATGGATACGGATCATATACTTGCGCCATGTCGTAGACTTTGCGCTTTTGATCCTGTGAAAACCGTACCCATCCCTCAGCCATGTTTGGCGCTCCAGTTGCACGCGCGTGCGCGTTCCTATATATGGTTATCCGACAATGAGACTTCCGCTCGTCGGCGCAGGCGAGAACGTGAACCGAATCCAGCACGGCACGCCAACCGATACACTGACCGACGTGTTCGTCGCCGGCGCAATCGAAGCGATAGGCGCATAGTTCGCATCACCATCTGACATCGCCATCTGGCACGTCGCCGTCTGATTGGTCGTATTAACCACGTTCAAGTTCTTCATCCCGGCATTCGGCAACGGCCCAACGGCAAACTGAATGCTCTTCGTGACCGTTTCCTTCGATGCGTCGGGAACCACTGCGTACTGGCTGCCAGGATAGATGGCCTTCACCTGCGATACCTGCGGATTGCTGATGTAGCTCGGCATAATTCCCCCTTGCGCAAGAGTTTAGCACTCAAAAGATGGCTTTCTTCCACTCGCCGTGCTTGATCTTCGGGCCGTGCTCGGCTTTCCCGCACTGAACCCACTCGCCTATATCGCCGGAATACTCGCGGTATGGACACATCTTTGGTTCCGCATGGAATGCAGCCATGAATGATTGGCTCGGCTGATTGCGCTCTGGCCTTGCCGTCCAATTGCCGCCGAAGAAATCCTTGCCCAAGCTGACGCCAGGAATGTTGAGAGGATTTATGTGCGCTTTAGGATGGATTGGCGACAATTCAGGCAAATTTGGCGTGTGAGGCTCTTCGGATTCCTCCAAATAGCTCAAAATCGCCTCTGTCTGCGAACATTTGCGCATTACACGCCTAAGCTCAATCTTTTCAAATAGATGATCTGGAATTCGGAGGGTAACTGCCTTGCTCATGTAATACATATACCCCAAAAAGGGCCTAAATCGTCATACACATGGGCAGAAATCGTCACACAACCCTACTTTTCAGGCTCATCCTTGGGCGGCCGAGGCACGCTGGAGATCAGTTGGATGCCAACTGGACCCTCTCCATCGGCGCCGGTGACTAACTGTTTGTCGCCATAAAGCGCCGGATCGATCCGCCCGAGAACCCACGTCCTGGCCCATAGCCGCACCTTGATTGCATTGGCGCTCTTCTCATCTGCTTGGTCCGCAAGATCAAGGAATTCATCAAATTGCGCCGCTGCTCCTGCTTTTCTCGCGCGCGTGATGGCGGACAAAAATTCCGCATCTTTCGCCATCTGATAGTAGAAATCCTGTCTTGTCGGCAAGTGCGCGCTTCTAAATATCCCTGTGATGGATTCCCCGGAAGTGATCCGTTTGATGATCTCTTCTTTCATGTCTTGGTTCCATATTGATGGTCTTCCGACAGTTCCCATGTTGGCACTAACCCCTTTGTTTGGCGAGTTCTGGCATTCATTCTAGGCCGATTAGGTTGCTTGCTCAAGGAATTTCCACAGATGTGAATCATTTTGTGGATAACTTTGAGTTACACATCGGTACATTTGGTGTACTGTGTGTACATGGACTTACGAATCAAGGATGTTCAACCTCACCTGATGGCAGAGCTTAAGGTTCTGGCAATACGCTCTGGCCTTACCCTCCGCGAGTACGTTCTGCTCATTCTTAAGAATACGGTGAATCATGCCGGTAACTAAGGCTTACAAGGCATGGTCCGCACTGAAGCAGAGGTGCCTCAACCCGAACAACACGGAATATAACCGCTATGGCGGAAGAGGGATATCCGTTTGCGATGCATGGAGGAAATCATTCAAAACATTCCTCTTGGATATGGGAGAGCCTCCAACGCCGGGTCATAGCATTGACCGAATCGACAATGACGGCAATTACGAACCTGGCAACTGCCGTTGGGCAACCCGAAAAGAGCAGTCCCTGAACAGGACGTATAGTTGCTGTTCTGAATCCGTGGAGGATGGAGTGAAGGTTCCATGCCACCTACACAAATGCCTTCGCTGCGATTACGAGTGGATGAGCATGATGAAGGAACCAATCACATGTGCTGGATGCCGGTCCTCTTATTGGAACCGTCCTCCGAGAAAGAAGAAATCATGACCGAATACGACCAAGCCGTCACCCGCATTCCCAACCCCGTGCAGTGCAACCAGTGCCGGTCCAGCTACTGGGACCGCGAACCCAAGAGGGCAAAGTGACACGGGCCGAGCAGATCGTAGAGCAAGTCATGGGCGACTATCTTGAGTCGCTCAAACGGCCAAACCCGTACCTGCCAGCCCGTCATCCTGCGGTAGCCAAAGCGCACTTCATCGCCCTTTGCGCCATCCGCGCCATCGTCCACGTTGTCGCCATCATTCTCTGAGGGAGGGGAAATGAAACCTTTTACGGCATACATTCTCGCCATGCGAGGAGCATCCGAAAATAATAATCGTGCATGGTCTGTACTCGGAACAAAATACACATCCCGTGCGATTGCAGAAGCAGCCGTAATCGTAGAACAGGATGCCCGCCCAAATCTGGTATTCACAGTGGTGGAAATCACGCTGCCTAACCTTGAATCAGAGGTGACCGCATGAACCGCGAAACCGCCGTCCGTTACTACTACCTGGACAACCAGCTGCGCGCCACGAGGTCATCTCTGGCGCGTATCAACTCCGCCCTCAATGGCAACCTCTACACCGAGGCATACGCGGTATTTCATGGCATCACAAGTGTCGCGCCGGAATCCGAGCATTCGCGCCTCATCGCTGAGAAACAGCGAATATTGGAACAGCAACGCGCAATCAAAGCCGATATCGAACGCCTGCTGGAGGAAGAGCAGGAAATCCTCTCGCCCGACGAAGAAGACCTGCGCCACGAACTCGCATGGGCAAAATGGGCACGCGAACGCCGCGAAGAAATGGCCGACTATACCCGCGACCGGAAGCGCGACGAGCAGTGCGAAAAGGAGGGATTATGACTCAGCCCATCTCTACCCGCGTCGGAATCCCGCTCTCACACGCCGCCTTGTGCGGTCAGTGCCAGCAGATCGTGAATTCCGTCTACTGCCCTTGGTGCCACTCCGAAACTCTGCCGCTCGCGCCCATCCTTGACCGCGAAACCGCCGAGGACGAAATCGCCAACGCGCAGGCCATCATGAAACTGTTTCCAAGTCAAATGAATTGAGGGATTTATGATTCACATTGCCTTGACCATCGCAGCATTCCTGTTCCTGATATATGTCGCGTTCTACGCCGTGTCGTTTGTGTTCATGGTCTTTATCGCCATCTTCGAGTTCCTGACAATGCCGAGGCAAAGGAGATGACCATCAACGAAAACCAGGTCAACGAACTCATCTTCGCGTCACTCGTCGTCGCCATGCAGCTACAGATCTTCTACGAAACGCCCGGCGGGTCCGTCTGCGGCGGGTGCTTCCGCGAAGTCTCCAACTGGCGCAGTCCCGAGCAGCACACGCCCAGATGCCCCGTGAAACTCGTACTCACCGCCGCGAACGCGCTGCTCGAAACGCCGATATAACGTCATCAAGCGAGTAGGCGAGGGTAATGTATACGCCCTCGCCTATTTCTCCCTCAGAAGCCATCGCGTATCCCGTCTAATACTGTGACTCCATCCAATGCCTGAGAATCGTTCCTAGTGGCATTTGCGCCCTTGGAAACGTCCTTCCCCGCGTGCTCGGCAGCGTGGCAGCGCAGGCATAGGCTCCGCATGTTGTACGGAAGATCATCTCCGCCCGATCCCTTCGACTTGATGTGCGCCGGGTGCATCGTAATCCAATATCCCTTCTCCAGCACCACGAGACATCCGCATTCAATGCACTTCCCATGATCCCGGCTCCAAATGTACTCGCGCAACTCCTCGTAGGCTGGACCGGACAGGCGTACCTGCCCGGTGACCTTGCCGATGCGTACATGACGCGGGTAACGCTTCTGCATATCCTCAAGAAACGTCACGCCGCCTCCACCCGAACCTCACGCCGACATTCTCCGCAGGCGTCTCCAATACTTTCTGCAATCCCGCTATCCGCAGCTGCTTACGGCTTATATCCCACTCCTGCATGATCCGCTGGCGCACAAGCAGCGTACGATGGCCCATCAGCCTGAAATCTCGAAGGGACTCCGCACATTCGAGAGCGCGCACTCGGGAAACAGGCTCGCCCATACCGTGACACGCTTCATGTAATGGTCTAACAGCTTCTCCAGATGATCCTTCCTGCCCTGCTCCGCCATCATTACCGCCAACGCTAGACATACCTGCCAATCCTCCTCGAACTGCTCCTGGGTGTACGACATAAGTTGCTTTATGTGGCTCATTTCCACGGCGCGGTGATACCCGTTTACGTTCATCTAGCTCTCTGCATGGGATCGATGAACTCAGAACCCATGATTGAACCTGCCGGAAGTATCACTTCTTCTCCGTTGATCGTGCGCGGTTCGGTTTCATCAAAGAGCGTCATCGACTGGTAATGCGCCGTCTCGAGATTCGCGCACGCCTGATTCCAGTAGGAACGCTTCAACTCAGAACCTATGAACCTGCGTCCCTGCTCGATTGCCACATATCCCTCGGAACCGATGCCGGCAAAAGGACTCCACACTAGATCGCCAGGATTAGACCACAGCATGATTCCCCGGCGAATCACGTCCAGTTGTAGAGGGCAGATATGCTTTTCATCCTCATGCTCGCGCGCCGACCTGTGCTGGATAGTGTCGGATGGGTTAATGTCCATCCATATGGGAGAAGCGTATTTCTGCCACATGGATACAGGAAACTGCTCGGATGTGTGCGCGATAGGCTCCGAGTTCTCTCCCGGCTTGCGTAATGTCACCAGATAATCAGGGATGCCCTGCCTGCTCATGGCCGAATCCTTGCGGATTTGCTTGTGAAGCAAACCTAAGGCTTTGGTACGTTGCATGGCCGTGACCGGATCTTTCCAGATGCACACTTCGGAGTGGTAGATAAATCCAACTGCCTCGAATGCGCGAATGATCTCGCCGCGAAAGTCCCTGATGCCGATTACTCCATCCCGTACTTTGCTGGTGGGAAGGTTCATGCAATGGATCGATACCAGCCGTCCCGACTTCATCACGCGGAACGTCTCGGCAATCAGAAAACGGTAATGCTGCCAGAACTGCTCGGAGTCTCGGGAGTTGCCCATATCGCGCTCGGAGTTGGAATAGGTATACAGGCTCTCAAATGGTGGCGAGTAGATGCTGTAATCGGCAGATTCGTCGCGCATCTCCTGCGCCATTTCTACAC